AAATATAGTCCTTGAAGTTAAACGGAGCGGGAGCGGGTGCAGGAGTTGGTGCGGGGACGCCGCCGACGATGTTCAGCAGATCGTTCTCATTGAACGAATCTTCAAACTCCTGCTCGTTAAACAGTCGTGCCATGATCTTATTGCGTCAGGTCGTAGAAGGACAGCGATCCAACCACGTCACCCGTGGTCGCGCCAGAGACAGTTCTGACAGCAACGGTGTAGATGTCGCTGACCCCGGCAATCGTTGCGCCTAGTTGCAAGTCAAAGTTGTAGCCCGTGGCCGCGCTAAGACCCTGCGTACCACCTGAACCGGTTGAAGTCACATAGTCCGTTTGCACTATGGAGCCTCCCGTGGTGGCCGTGGCTGCTACATCAAACTCCACGTTGGAATCAGTCGGCACTGCCGTCCACGATGCGGCGGTCAGGGTGGGGTTCTTGATCAACGCCACTTCATAGTTCTGACTGGTCGTGGGCAGAACCTGCACTCGGTTGGGCAGCACCACCGCGCCCGTGCGTCCAGAGGCAAGCCGGATGGAAACGACAGGCAGGAAGGTCGTTCCAATAGTCCCCAAGACTGTGGTGCGTCGCGCCACATGGTCGATGGATGTCTGCTCAAACCCGCCCTCGGAGATAACCGAGCAGCAGATAGCCTTCATAGACGCCGCCACGGCAGAGGTGGTGGACACAATCTCATAACGCACCGGCAGAATTGCCGTGGTCATGTAAACATTAGTGATCTCGTTGGCGTTGTTAAACGTGTGGCAGACGATGTACTCGCCATTGATGATGAAACCGCACCGCACCGATCCGACGCCAAGCCACTCAAAGTCCATCCACAGAATCTGAGCCTTGGACGGATCAAGTGTGTATCCAGAGTTCCCGGTGCCGTCCAACTTGTCGCCGTTCCAGTCTGTCTGATTGACCGTCCGAACATTGGAAACAGAGCCTGTGACGTAAGAGCGCAGGACGAAAGAGTAAACCCCATCGACGCGCTGGAAGAACACACCGTTCTGGTCGTTGTAGTACCCCACGCGCTGCGTGAGGTTCAGGCTCATGCTGCTGTCCATCACGAAGGTGGCAAGCACCAACAGACCCTTCCCTGGCTGATACGGGAATGAGCGATAGGACTGCCGCAGGACCGAGCCGACACTAGCCCCGGTAACTTCCATCTTGACTGCCGCTTCGTTGGACAGGAAGGATGTTGTGCCCGTGCCGGTCGTGGCCACGTCGAACTGATTGTCCGCAGCGTAGCGGTTCTGGCTGTCGAAGAGCGTGTAGGGCTGACTGACTCGCAGCCGCCCAAAGGCATCCGTATTGGTGCCGCCAATAGAGATTGGGATGGGTACGGTTGTAGTCACGAGACCCCTCAGTATTGCGTCTAAACGGTTGAAGTACAGACGCAGGACGTTGTTGAACTGCTCCTGATACCGAGAGTCGTAATCCCCCGGTGCCAGGGGAAGATTGGGCGGCGCAGGTACGGTGACATTTTCGACAAGCAGTGTCATCTGCGGCCATCCATCCGAACGTCGATACGGGGAGAACCCAACTGCCACGCCACGCCAAGCGCGTCGGACTGGGCCTTCATAATCAACTGACGCCCACGCACCCGGATGTAAACGATGTTGGTGAACTGCTCAATGGGCACCGTTGCTGACCGCGTGACCGCTGCGCTGCTTGATCCGCCATGAGATTGAGGCACGTTAAACCCAGAGCCTGCCCCCTTCATGGGGATCAACGTCATGTTCAAGGACGGGTTTGCAGCCGTCGACCCCTGGAAGGTTACGTCCGGCAACATCCGCCACACAAAGCCAAAGTTCTGGCCGTCTTCGATGTCAAACTCAGAAGACTCGATGTAGGCATTGATCGCCACGGGCGTACCAGTGGCGTTGTCGTCCACGCCCTGCTCATGGTTTACAAGGTTGCCGAGATACGTCGCGGCCATCGGATAGTCACGCAGGCCAGAGTCAAGCCATGCCGTCCGGGCCATCGTGCCGTAGTACCAAATCTTCTCAAGGTAGTTGAAAACAACGTACCGATCTACGGATGTAGAACCTGCCGAACAGTAGAACCACCAGACTTCATTGAAGCCTTCATTGGTCCCGGCAAACACTTGAGCGGCTTGATCTTGGTCGAAGTCGCTGAAGATATGCCGACGCAAGTCGCACGGAAGCGTTTGCACACGACCGTCGTAGGCGTAGAACTTGTCCACGCCCATCCAGTAAATCACGCCAGAACCAATTGCTGCCGCATTCGGCCCCAGGATCGAGATGTTGCTGCCCAAAGTCTGAGCGCCCCAAACTTCTGGTGCGCCGAGATACTGCAAGGAGTAAACGGCGGAGTCTGTAAACACCACGATTTCCTGGCGGGCCTGCACTGCTGCAATGATCTCGCTGCCGTCAGACAAGCGCAGACTGCCTGCTTGATTAGTCGCTGCCGGAGTCCAGTCAATCGCGCTCTCTTGATCAGACCAACGGATCAGCATCGGGTCAAGAACAGAAGAGCCGATCTCGTTGCAGCCCATCGCAAACACGAATCGATTAATGTCTGACACAAAGACCAAGTTTTGCTTGGTCGGGACACCGTTTGCGCCGGATACGGTAGACAGATCGACGCCACGGGTGGTTACGCCGGTCGTGGCATCCCAGTAGTACATGCCGCCACCACGGGGTCCAAACACCAAGTCCTCGCCCCAGTTCTTTTGGCTCCACAGTTGGAGAGAAGTGTTGGATGTTCCGCCAACACCCCATGTGCCAGAACTCCAGGTTCCGGCGCCCCATCCAGTCAAGGGAACAACAAATTCCGATCCCGTGTTGACTTGATAGGCGGCGACAACCGCAGCGCCACCGTAACTCCCAGCGGCAACCGCCGTAGAGGTGGTGATGGTGAATGAATTGACCCCCGCAGCGGTCACCTGATACTCGCCGTTAAACAGCGAAGTACCACCCGGGCCAAGCGTGTCGGTTGATCCGCTGAAGGTCACGAAGTCGCCGGTAACCGTGCCGTTTGCAGTGGCCGTGACCGTAACAGTCGTGGTGCCGTTGCCTGTAAACGGGTCAAGTCCAAGCGTGACAGTCGAGCGTATCGGTGTCACGTCGTAGTATTCGCCGCCACGCTCGATGTAGAACTTCAGGTTGGTACCAAGGCCAATCAAGTTCAGATTGCCCAGGGTTACCCAGTTCCACAGGGAACGACAGACCCCCAAGAAGGTACTTGCCGAGATGCGAGCCCATCCACCAATCTTCTCGGGAGTGCCTTGGCGGAAGCGCACCTTGTCGCACTCATACCAACCGTTCTCGTTGGTATAGCGGGTGTTCTCCTTGTTTACACCGGGCTTGAGAGTGAGTTTCTTGAGCGGCATATCGGTATTCTCCCGTCAAGACAGGAAAAGGGCAATCTCGGCTTCCCTGCGTTTAACCAGACCCGGAAGGACTTTGCCGCCGCCCATCGTCCACTGGCGGAAGGCGTCTGCCGCTCCGTTCCAGTCGTCCCGGTTGGCCCGCATCCTGATCTGGCTGCGCTGCAAGTTGCCTAGCCCTGCATTAAAGGAAAAACTGACCAGAGCGTCAAAGCCGCCTTGACGGCCAGATACGCCGGGAACAAGTCGAAGAACACCACGTTCAAAAGTGACGACGTCAGCGTGGAATAGTTCGTCGATCTCCGTCTTAGTCCAGACACGGCTGTCCTCCGGCTTCAGGGGGAACTCATTGCGGAGCATCCCGGTATACCCTTCCTTGCGGATGACCGGGAGCCTGATCTGCTCTTGGTACAGGACATGGCCGTAGCCAATCGTCCAGATGTGGGCAGGGCAAAGGTAGGGTTTACTCCTAAACCCCTCATACTTGTGCATGAGAGCCTCGCCCACCTTGCTCAGTTTCACTTCTTAGCCCACCCACGCGATCCGAACCAGTAGCCAGTAATTCCCCCGAGCAGAGCCATTTCATCGGTCGAAAAAATCAGGTCGGAATACTTGATGATGTCATCCATGCTCTGAATCAAGTTCGGATGGTTCCACAGATACCACGCCATGAATGCATTGATGGCGACCAACTCAAGCACAAAGATGTAAGTAACTGTAGGTCTGACGGTGCCGACGTAGTTCGCAACCCACCGGCTTGACTTCTCTAGCACTTTCTCATCGTGCTTTAGCGCCGCCTCGGTCATTCGAGCGTCAGTCTCCATCGCCACCTGCTCGGTGCGAATCTCCTCCATCCGGGCCTGGGCGGCAAAGCCTGCTGCGGCCAACTGCAACTCGCGTTCGGTCTGCACCTGAGCCAGACGCAGTTCATGGGCTTGGTCTGCCTTGTTCTGGAAATACTCAAGCAATTTGGGCAGGCCCGAGAGCAGCAAGCCCCCAAGGGTGGAAAGAAGCGACAGCATCTCAGGCTCCTAGAGCAAAGAAGAACAGAAGCACCCCGACTGCCCCCACGCCAAGTGAGGCGTAGAACAGGCTCAGGGTGACGGCCAGGATGGCCGCAGAGGACAGGACGATGGCCAGTTGCAGCGCCATACCAGAGTATGAGTAGTAGGAAGACTTGGCCTTGGCGGCATCCCGCTTGGCTTCAGCCGCACGGGCCTTTTCCATGATCTCGTCCATGTCGGCGCGTTGCTTGGTGGCCTTCTGCTCGTTGTTGGTGACCTCATAGATGGTCGCCCGAACATTCTTGGCCTGATACCACGCCCACAGGTTGTTGGACTCTATGGTTCCGTTGAGAACCGCAGAGGAGTTCCTTCCGGCAAAGTAATTTGTAACAGCAAGGAGTAGAGCAAGCAGGCTAATAGAAACCGCAGCAAGAGCCTTGACATGGGCCTCCCTCTCTGAACGGCTTGCGCCTTCCGGCGGCTTCCTGAAACTCATTGCTGTACCTTGTCGAGTAAATAGTAACCCACCCCAATCAGGGCGACGGCTACGAAGGCAATTGCTGCGCCGTACTTGGCGTTGAGCATGAACTCCTGCTGCCGCAGGCGGTGCTCGCGCTCCTTCTTCTCGCGCTCCTTCTTCAGTCGGATGCGCTCCATGATCATTTCGTTGTACACGTTCTCACCATAGTGAGCGACGATCAGAATCTTGAGTTCGTACTCCTGCTTGATCAGCGCCTGCTTGTGCATTGTGATCTGCAAGGCTTCATTTTCGATGCTGTCGTCATGCAACAGCCGCTTGAAGACCGATGGCTTCTTATTGGCCTTCTCATTGGCAAGGCGGTTAAAGTCCCCGAAGGCGCCGTACCACTTACCAATCTGACCGGCAACGTCTTGAATCTCGCGGCCCGTGGCGACGAGTTTCTTTACTGCTCCGAACGCAGCATTAGCGGCGGATACTGCCGCCAGGATGCCGGTGATGGGTTCCATGATTACTCAACAATCACCACCGTGTCGGTGTCCTCAAAGAACATCATGCGCCCACGGCACGCGATGTTGTAGTCCTGCCCGTTGGCGTCCAACTCAGTCCATGACCGGGTTTCGATCCTGACGTGCTTGGCCAGGATTTCCTTGCTGCCCTCAAACACGCGCCAGACATGGAGCATGGAGCCACGACCCGGTTGTCCGCGTGACTTGTTGAACCGGATCGTGTACTTGTTCACTCAGGGGCCTTGGGCCACTGAATGTTGTCGGGGAACCCAGGCTGAAGACGAATCTCGCGCAAACCGCGACGATACTCAATCCACAGCGCCTTGTCGCCCGAAGTCATGGGCACATCAGGAAGCATCGACCAGTCGGACTCAGCCAACATCTTTTTGGCCCGATCCCATGCAAGTTCGGCAGCAGAAGACGGAACCGGGCCAGGAGGCGCATCACCCACCTCAAACCAGCCCTGATCGTTGTAGGCTTCGCCCAACCACGACAGGTCACCGATTTGGTCGATGAAGCCGTGAAGGCCGAAGATCGGCCCCCAGTTCTCAGGTAGCGGCTGCGGCTCGCTTAGTGCGCTTCCGTCCGACAGTTTTTTGAGTTGCCACAGTTTGCTCATTTGATTCACTCCTTAGAGCGGGTTGAAGTCCAGGCTGTTGTTCAGGTGCGGGCAGCACTTGACCTTTGTTTTGCAGTGGCGCCATGTCGTTTGGATGCGGCGCATGTCCAACTCCAGGAAGATGTTGAGGTCCGCGATAATGAGCCAATTCTTCCTCTGTGTATTTCCAATTTCTCCAACTTGCAAAATCTTTGCGTGGTTGGAGATGGATATGACACCCAGCAGCCGCAGCAAGTTGATGAATTAACTCAATTGCTTCTACCGGCTGTAGGATTGCATACAAATGTTGGCCGCGAATATCACGCATACCAACTTCCAACGTGCCCCCAAAAGCAGTACCGACCGTAATAGAACGGGCGCGGTTTCGCGCCTCTGGAGGTAAATTTTTACATGGATGAACCATAGTTATTGAGGATTCCAACTAATAACAACTTGTCCACCGGTGCCAACCGTAATTGGGTAGTTTGCACCTCCAGTAACGCTTATACAATTAACTGTGCTAGTCGTTCCTGGATTTCCTGGGTTTCCAGCGCCACCACTATTTCCAGCAATACCTCTCCCGCCGCCGCCACCACCGCCACCGGCGCCTAGATTTGGTTGAGGGGATGTGTTTCCTGCGCCTCCACCTCCACCTCCACCGGCCCGCTTTGTACAACAACTACTTCCAACAGAGTTGCCGCTTGCTCCGTTACAAAAAGTATTGCCACCAAAGCCCCCATTGCCACCGGCACAGGCCCCGCCAGAACCGCCGGGCCTTGCATTTGCGCTGCTTCCACAGCCAAAAGTACCGGCACCACCACCGCCACCACCGCCAAATCTATTATAAGGGCAGGAAGGATTAGAACTAGAAGCACCAAACCCTGCGCCAGTGCCGCCAACCCCCCCCGGAACGCCATTGCCGCTGGAAGAACCACAACAAGGGCCGCCACCTTGAAACAAAAATCCGCATCCCCCATAACAGCCGTTATTTCCAGGATTTCCGCCGGTTCCGGCGTTCCCACCATTTCCGCCATTTCCAGCGGGAAAAGTTTGACTAAGCCCAGAAGAGGCCGTTCCAATATTACCAGAAGTCCCGGAAGTTCCTGAATTGCCGGGCACATTGTTGTTGTTATTGCCGCCGGCCCCACCGTAATTTATAATAAATACGTTATAGCACGTTCCATCCCAACAATAACGTAAGGATTGGCCCCCTGGGAACCCCGCTCCGCCTTTCCCGGCATTGCCTGAATTGCCTGCATTGCCTGGATTCCCAGAACCACCTCGACCGGTGATATTTGCTTTAGATATACCGCTGGGCGCTGTCCAAGTGCCCGATACATTAAAAGTTTGAGAACCCCCTGGGGTAATTGTTTTACCGCCCATGAGTGTAACTTTAGGTGTTCCTGCGGGCATTATTACCTCACTCGTAATAGAACCAGCCAGTCACAATGTACTTGCTGCGCTCTCCAAAAACTGTGTTGCCACGATGGGCGTGTGTAAATGCGGCAGGCCAGAGCACCGTCGTGTTTTCGGTAGGTTGCAACCTGCGCTGTTGATACAAAAACTCGGTTTCTCCGGCTTCTTCTGTCGAAAGAGTATTTAGGTAAAGCATATATACCAACACGCGGTCAGCATGCTCTCCGTTACCTTGTTCGCCGTGCCACACATGGTACCCACCACCAGGGTCTGTGCGCTGCATCTTCATTGCCGTACCGGTAATTTTTCCATCCTTCAGTACAGAAAACTGCTCCGTATAAGCGTCATAGCACCGTTGAAGGCCGTCAAAAAACACGCGGGTGGCCGTGGCACCGTTAAAATCAGCAGCGGTGTGGACTCCAAAGTTCAACCCCAACTGCATGTCGTTTTTACGATGCTTAGGTGCGCCTTCTCCGCGCTGACGGTTTGTGCCCGCACCAGACTCCACCAGACGATCAAACTCTTTGATTAAGTGTTGGCAGTACCCTTCCGGGTACACGTCCCGGTAAACAGCAATGAAGTCTTTGTATTCGGCGTTCATCGGAATGCAGGGCCAGATACCCAAGCCACGAGAGACTGACGGTTACCGCTTGTCACGGGCGTTACTTGGTGGAGTACATACGAAGGGAATGCTGCCACCAGACCCCGCTGTTTGCGAACGGTTTGCGGCTGCATACCAGTATGAACTTGAAGATTTCCCCCCTCGTACTGGCTCGGGTCGGTCAACTGAAGCACCAGACTGAGTTTGCGGCTGGTCTTTCCGTTGTAATCCTGATGCCATCCGTACATCCCATGTTCTGATTGATCGTAGTTGGTCAACTGAAACGGTTCACCAAAACCTGTTAGGTCAAATCGATAATATTGGGCATTTAGTGAAGAGGCAATGTACCCCAACTTTTCAAACACCCAAGCCGTTTCCGGCGTCTTTTGAAGCCATGACACATGCGATCTGCGCATTTTGACAAGTTCTTCCTCTGGTGGATCGCCACCAACCGGAGCACGTTGTTCTGCACGTTTGGCCTGCTCTTGGAGCCAGTTCAGTTCCTGTTCCGTAAAGCCGTTGTCCCACCAAACAAACGGCTCTATATATGTACCGTGTGGAGTCAGCACATGCTGCACGGGCGCTCCTTGTGAGACACGATGAAGTGAATGCACCGCGTCGGGGTGTCGGCGTTGCTGCCGGTCAGTTGATGCTGCATCCAAGAGTTTCCAAACATCACGGTTCCGGGCACCATGTTGTTGAAGTGGATGGTGTTGGTGGCGTTGCTGACCTCTGCCCCCTGCACGAAGTCCAGTTCGATCATGGACTTGTTCATGCGGGTGTCGTGATAGATCGGATACGCCCCGCCCTGCGGGGTTTCGAGGAAGAGCCAACCGCACATCTGGCTGTTCTTGTGGACGTGCACGTTGGTGCCGCCGCCCCGATTGATCTCCTGCGCCCAAAGACCGGAGAGGTAGAAGTCGTACTTCTCGACTGCGTAGCCCTGACCGCGAAGCAGGTCTACAACCGACAGCAGGAGATAGTCTGCCACCTCCCTGAAAGCAGGGTCGTGCGCGAGATGGGCGGACTGAGACATCGGCCACTCGGGCTTGCGAACTTGATCCAGATATTGGATGCATGTCGGCAGAACCTTTTCAGCCAAGTCGGGCCGCTCATCTCTGTAGACGATAGCCGGGAAGTAGGCAAAACCTTCCATTAGGCGTTTACATACGCCTCAAGGGCAGCAGCAAAAGCCGTGATGTCAGCCGCAGAAACCTCACGAGTGTCCACAGGCTTGCTGCGGGCATTCTCGATCAGGGTTTCCTTGGCAAGCCGCACGGCTTCCAGTTTTGCCTGCTTGGCCTGCACGGCCATTTGATTGGCGTGGCGGGCGGCCTCAAGGTCCATTTGAAATTGCTGATTTGCATCCAGGGCCATTTTTTGCTCCTATTAAGCCTTCACATCTTTCATGGCAATATTGCCGTACCACGTCGTTCCACCGTTCGTGGTGAAGAAAACCCAGACATCCGTAGCGTTTGCCGTGGTTGTGCGAGACAGGGACGCTGCCCCGCCAGGGAAAACAAAACTGCCTCCCGCCCAGGCCACAGTTCTACCGGCTGTGCCGTCGTTCGTCAAGATCAAGGTGAGAGAAGTTGACGATCCAGACGCAACGGGCGAAGACAGCGTGATGGTCGCATTGCCCGTCAGGGTTGCCGTAAAAACGTTGCCGCTTGTGCAAGTCAGCGTCAGGGCTGTGCCCGTGTTGCCTGCCGCCACCACCGTATCGGCGTAGGCCGTTGGGCGGATGTAACTGCCGACAATTTGCAGCAGCGAAGACGCGTTTACACCGCTGGTGCCGTTACCAAACAGGGCTTGGTTGGCGGTCAGAGAAGTCTGGCCAGTACCGCCGTTGGCAATCGGCAGCGTGCCGGTAACCTGGGTCGTCAGGCTGACGCCGGAGAGGGTGCCGCCCAGAGTGATGGTGCCTGTGGAAGTGATCGTGCCGCCTGTCAGCGTAATACCGTTTACAGAGCCGGAGGTGGCAACTGAAGTGACGGTACCGCTGCCCGTACCTGCGCCGATGGCAGACCGGAAGGTGGCTGCATCTAGGGCGCTGACCGTGTTGTCCGCGTTAAAGCGGGGGAAAGTCACCGCGCTCGGGTTGGTCAGCGTGAAGAGGTTAGCGCCGACCGTCGTCGCGCCCAGGTTGGTACGCGCACCGGAAGCGGTGGTCGATCCCGTACCCCCGTTGGCCACAGCCACCGTACCGGTGACGTTGGATGCCGTACCTGTCGTGTTCTGGTTCAGCGTGGGAATGTCAGCCGCAACGATGGCGCGGAAAGTTGGCGCCCCTGCGGAGCCGTTCGGCGCAGCCAGGAAGAAGTTGGCCGTCTTGGAGCCGTAGGGGTTCAGCGTGTCGCCGTATGCCGAGTTCAGGCTGATGACCGGAGCAGTGCCGCCGCTGGACGCCACCGGAGAGGTGGCCGTGACGCCTGTGACCGTACCGCCCGAGCCCGTAGCCGAGATGGTGATGGAGCCTGAACCGTTGCTGATGCTGACGCCAGAGCCTGCGGTCAGAGTAGCCCGCGTGAAGCCTGTGCCGTTACCGATGTCCAATGCGCCGTTAGCAGGTGTAGAGGTCAGGCCTGTACCGCCCTGAGCCACAGTAACCGTAGCCCCCGTTGTCAGCACCGTGCCCGAATTGTCAGGCAGCGTGAAGGTGCGCGAAGCCGTCAACGTAGTCGGCGTGATGGTTGCCTTCAGCGACGTAGTGCCGCCTGCGCGACCAATCAACTCCACCCCATCCTGGGTGGCCGCTGCGCGGGTCAAGATACCGGAGGCGCTGGTAGATGTGATTGAAGTGAACGCGCCCGTGTTAGCCGTTGTTGCGCCAACCGTACCGTTGATGTTGATCGAGGCCGTGCCGGTCAGGTTGGTGACCGTGCCGGAAGACGGGGTGCCAAGCGCACCGCCGTTGACAACAAACGCGCCCGCAGTTCCCGTGTTTACACCGAGCGCCGTAACCACCCCCGTGCCGGTTGTGATCGTAGACGGAGCAACGCCCGCACCACCACCAACCACCAGAGAACTTGCCGCCAATGCACCAGAGGATGCCAGGGTGCCCGCAGCAGAGTAATAGAGCACGCCGCCTGAAGTGCCGCCAGTTAGGCCGGTACCACCGTTGGCAACAGGCAGAGTGCCCGAAACGTGCGTCGTCAGTCCAATCTTGCCGTAGGAGGGCGCAACACCCACACCGCCGGAGATTAGCGCGTTACCCGTGGCCACATCTGCCAACTTGGACAGCGTAGTGGAGCCGGACGCAAACAGGATGTCGCCCGTGGTGTAGGAGGACTGGCCGGTGCCGCCGTTGGCAGCAGCCAAGACGCCGTTCATCTTGGACGCATCGTCCGTGGCGACCAACTCATAGTCAGTGCCGTTCCAGGCAATCAGCGCAGCGCGAGCAGCCGCTACCGTCACGCCGGTTGTCGCAGCGCCCTTGACCGTAACCGTCTGATTGGTCGAGGTGTTGTTCAGTACCAGATATGCCCGGCTAGAACTTGGCACCGTCACCGTCAGCGCACCGGCAGGGTTGCCTGTGCAGTTGATGATGTGGTACTGAGCGGAGCCAGTCGAGCCTGAGCCCGCTTGAGACAGCGACGTGCCGTTGGTGACAGACAGCGTTACAGCCGTCTGAGAACCGCTGATGGTTTGGGCACCGGCAACTGCTGCATCAACATATTGCGTGATGAAGTCGTTGACCGTCGCGCCCCAAGTGCCCGACAACTCGCCCGTTGAGGGGAGTGCCAAGCCGATGAGAGAGGTATAAGTGGTGGGCATTTAATGCTCCTATTCCGTGTTTACCAGATTCCAATTTGCATTTTGCGCGTTGTCGATCAGACTCCAGTAGAACACTCCGAAGTTTCCGACATTACCCATCGCTTGACAACCGGTGACTGCCACTAGGCGCTCCGCTACACTGACGCTGCCAACTGCGCCAGAAGCCGCAACACCAGTCAGTGCCACAATCTTATTGAATATGACATCGCCGGGAGTGCCAGCGGCAGAAACTCCAGTCAACGCGACCGTGACGTTTACGCCTGGAGTGCCAACCTGACCATTGGCGACCACACCGTCTTCGGTGGGGTTGTTGGTTTCCGTAACATCGCCAACTGCGCCTGCGGCAGAAACACCGCTAAGGGCTTGCTGACCGGCAGGGGAAATCAACCCCGCCGCCCCAGCCGCCGTGACACCCGTCAGGGCCACAACCCGAGAAGTAGTGACCGAAGCCACCACGCCAGAAGCGTCGTCCCCAGTCAGGGGAATCTGCCGCTCAGCAACAGAAACTGTACCAACCGCGCCAGAGGCGGTAACACTGGTCAGTGCCGCCGAAGTCGTAGCCCCCACCGAGCCAACAGAGCCGGTGGCAAGCACGCTGTCCTCGTCCCGAGTGTCAGAGGCAACAACAGTGCCCACCGCTGCGGCGGCGCTGACACCGGAGGCGTTGCGGACCGTATCCGGCGTTACATTATTAAGCAGGCCACTTGCCAAAACACCCGTGAGCGCAAAACTACGCGGGCCAACCGAGGCGGTGCCCGCCGTGCCCGTAGCCGCAACGCCGGTAAGCGCAAGGGTAATACTGGGAGTGGCCGTTCCGACCGTGCCTTGGGCCTCGTCGCCGGTAAGAGCGAAGATGTGCGGGCCGACACCCATCGTACCCACAGAACCAAAGGCAATAACGCCGTCTTCCGTAGGACTGTTGGTTTCCGTTACCGTACCAACCTGACCCGAAGCACTGACGCCCGTAAGCGCGACAGTGCGAGCGCCCATCGAGATGGTGCCAACCGCGCCGTTGGCCTGGACACCTGTGATGTCTGCGTTCTGGCTAACGATGGGGTCTACAGTGCCTACAGCGCCAGCGGCAGAAACGCCGCTGATTGCTACAGTGCGGGAGTTACCAACCGTGCCCGCATAGCCATCCGCATGAAGGCCCGAAATCAGCGGGAACGGGAATGGGTCAACGTCGTCTAGAACGCCTTCGGCTGTGACACCGGTAAGCGCAACCGAAGTGGAATCAGCAACGCTACCAACCGCGCCGGAAGCAGAAACGCCAGTAAGCGCGACGGTGCGTGCGCCTACCGCTACGGAGCCGACTGCGCCAGTCGCAGACCTCCCAGTCAGGGCGACCGTGCGAGAAGACGCAACCGAGCCAACAAAGCCCGAGGCAAGAACACTGTCCTCGGGTCTACTATTAGTCTCAGTTACGCTACCAACATTAC